CAGCACAGTGGGTAGAAATTGGTTTTGCTAATCTCGGACCAACTGGTGTAACAGGACCTACTGGTGCAGCATCTACCGTAACAGGACCTACAGGCTACACAGGGCCTACAGGTTATGCTGGACAAGCAGGACCAACAGGACCAACAGGTGCACAAGGCGATACGGGTCCTACGGGTGCAGCGTCTACAGTAACGGGTCCAACAGGTGCACAAGGAGTGACAGGTCCTACTGGTCCTACTGGTATGACATTGCTCGACACGCAAACATTAACTTCATCAGGAACTTATACTGCACCTACTGGAGCAAAGTTCTATGTTATTAATCTTTTTGCTGCAGGTGGTGGTGGATCCTCTGGTGGTTATTCGCTTGGTACAAGTAATCAAATAGACAGCAGGAGAGGTGGTGCTGGTGGAAAATTCTATGAAATTAATTCCACTTCAAGTATATTAGGTTCATCAATAACTTATACTATTGGTGCTGGTGGTAGCGGAGGAGCACAATCAGCAGGTACGTCTAATGATGGAACTAGGGGTGGAGTAACTATATTTGGTCCATATTCCGTACTGGGTGCTGATGCTGGTACAAATACCGCTGCTGCCAATGGACATGCAATATATGCTTGGGATGGTCCTGGTGGCGTTGCAAATAATATTTTTGGTGGCACTACAAACCCACCAGGTACATATACAACTGGAATTGCCGGAAATAAAAGCGTATTAGGTGGCGGCGGTGGTGGAAATGGTGGCGGAAAAAATGGAACAGCAAACTCTGCAGGTGGTGCAGGTGGAGATTCTGTATCAGATGTAACATCAGCACTTACAGTTAGTGCGGCACAAGTAACAGCAATACAAACTGGTGGTGGTGGAACAGCTGGAACAAGTAATACTGGAAGCGCTGCTGGAAACGGTGGTTCTGGTAGTGCTGGTTTTGGTGGCCAGGGAGGTGGAGGAGGCGGTTCACGTACAGCTGGTGTTGCTGGTGCTGGTGGTAGCGGAGGAATACCTGGAGGCGGTGGCGGTGCTGGTGGAAGTTCAAACGGTGCTGGAGGAGCAGGGGGTGCTGGAGGAGATGGTGCTCGTGGAGAAATAAGGATATGGGTATTCGGATGAGATATTACGCAGTAAGTAATGAAACAAACATTGTTATTAACTGTTTACTTTGGGATGGAGTATCAGAGTATAGTCCAGCAGGAGTTACACTTATTAAATGCGACGATATTCCACATGTAAAATTAGCTGATAGAAAAAATAACAATAAATGGGAACGTTACGACAACGAACTAGAAGCATGGATTGAGGTAGTGCAATGATAGATTTTCCAGGTTCACCAACTGATGGTCAACAATTTAGTGCCGGTGGAAATACTTGGTATTGGAGTGCAGCAACAGGTGCATGGTTGCTAGTTGCATCTACAGCAACAGGTCCAACAGGTCCAACAGGTGCCACTGGTGCAACAGGCCCAACTGGACCAACAGGATCAGGTAGTACTGGACCTACTGGGGCAACAGGAACTAATGGTATTGGTTGGCAAGTTTACCAAACAACTGGTTATGTTTATTATGTAGGTGCAACTGGTTACAACATGGCAGCTGGTCAAGGGGCAATGAATGCTACTGCTCCTACTGGTGGTCTTAACATTGCCATTGGTGTAAATACAATGAATGATATTACCACTGGTAGTTACAACTATGCACTTGGTGCTGAAGCTCTTCGCTTAGTTACAACTGGTCAAAGAAACGTAGCTATAGGTTTGCGTTCACTTGGTGGTAGCGATTTCTATGCTGGTGGTCTTACAACTGGTGGCCGCAACATGGCAATTGGTCACTATTCATTAGGTTTAACTAACGGTGACCGTAACGTAGCTGTTGGTGAAAACGCAGGATTCTATAACACATCTGGTTCTGACAACGTAGTTCTTGGTTCGTTTGCTGGATATAGTCTTTCAACTGGATCTAGAAATACTGCAATCGGCCGCCAATCAATGTATAACGGTACAGTGTTTTACACTGGGACCATTACTGGTGACGATAACGTAGCCATTGGTCAAGGCACAATGAATAGATTAACAACTGGTACTGGAAACTTAACCATTGGTAACCAAGGACTTCAAGCTAATACAACTGGCAGCTACAACGTTGCACTTGGTAATCAATCAATGATTTCTAATACATCTGGTGGAGCCAACGTAGCAATTGGAAACGAATCTTTACGTTCAAATACAGCAGGCAATGGTCAAGTAGCAATTGGTGGGCAAGCTTTATACACTTTTAATGGAACCGGTGCTCCAAACGTTGCCATCGGCAAAAGTGCGTTGTATAGCACAACAGTAGGTGGAGCTAACGTTGCAATTGGCTACTATTGTTTGAAAGATTCCAGTACTGGAAGCAATAACGTTGCTATAGGTAATCAAGCAATGGAAAATGCCACTACAGCTAGTGACTGTGTTGCAATTGGCAACCTTGCTGGAGAAGCTAATAATGCAACTGGTATGACTGCTATTGGTTACTGGGCGCTAAAAGCTAATACAACTGGTGCTCATAATACAGCAATAGGTTATGCTTCCATGTATTCAAATACCATTGGTGATTCTAACACTGCAATTGGAGAGTATGCATTAAGGTCAAATACTACTGGTACAGACAACACTGCAATGGGTTATTATGCATTAAATGCTAATAATGGTGAATTAAACACAGCAGTTGGACACCTTGCTGCATATAGTACAACTACGGGGATACAAAACACTTCTCTTGGTGCAAATGCTGGCAGAGGAAACACAACAGGAAGTAACGTAACATCCATTGGTTATTATGCAGTACCATCTAGCACAACTGTAAGCAATGAGTTTACCCTTGGTAATACTTCAGTTACTAACCTGCGTTGTAATGACCAAACCATTTCATCATTATCTGACGTTAGAGATAAAACTAATATTGAAAACATTCCAGTAGGATTGGACTATATTAAAGCAATGCGTCCAGTTATGTTTGATTGGAACCGTCGACCATTTATAACTGAAGATGGCGATGAAATTATTAATGAAGTTTTTGTTGGAAGAAAAGACTTTGGTTTTATTGCTCAAGAATTGGATACGGTTCAAGAAACGTTTGGTTATTCAGACCATACAAGACTGGTTCATAAAGAAAACCCAGATGCATGGGAAGCAGATCCTATGAAGACATATCCAATTTTAATTAAAGCAGTACAACAACTGTCAGAACTAGTAGAAACTTTGACACAAAGAGTGGTAGAATTAGAATCTGGCATTACTAATTAAGTAAGCAATTACGAAGGAAACAAATGAAGCAGTTCTTTTTTATGGCTGGAATGCAACGTTCTGGCGCAACAGTGTTAAGTGCAATATTAAATCAAAATAAAGACATGTGGGTAACGCCGGCAAGTCCATTATTTAGAATGATGTCGACGCAAGTTCAAAGTTATAATGAACTAGAAAATAAAGATTATAATAGAGATATAGCAATAGACAATGTAATTAAAAATATTCCACATAACTTCTATGCAGATAAACAAGTTAAATATATTATTGATAAGAATTTAAACTGGACAAGTCCGTTTGGCGCAGAAATAATATTTAAATACATTACGCAAAACGTTAAGTTTATTTGTCCAGTAAGAAATGTTTTAGATATTATGACTTCATTTGACACAGTTATTAATGCTTCACCAGATTCTAAAGCAAACATAATGGACGAACAGGTTTTAGCTTATACCTTTCCAGATAAACCATTAGCAGATCGAAGAGCAGATTTTTTAATGCGACATGATAAAGACATTGCTTTAACTTTAGAATTTATGAAACATGCAACACTGCCACAATTCAGACACTTGTTTCACTTTGTTGAGTATGATGATTTAACTACCAACCCAGAACAGGAGATTAATAAAATATATGACTTCTTGGAAATTCCGAAATATAATCACAAATATCAAAACATTGTTGACAGCTCAGGCATCTCGAGAGAATCTCTTACAGGCATCAAGGATCTACACACGATTCGACCCCAAGTGCAAAAGCTGTCTAAAAGACCGCAGGACGTGCTCTTGCCAGAGACGATAAAGAAGTATTCAGGACTGGAGTTTTGGCGTGAACTTAGATGAACTCTTAAACGAATATAACTTTCGTAAGTGCCGTGGTCCAGAGAACGCAACACCAGAAGAACTAGCAGAAGCCTTTGCTTTCTTCTGTGAAAACTATGCATTTATTAAACATCCTAACAAAGGACGTATTCCTCTTGTTCTAAGGAACGCGCAAAAAGAAACTGTTAAAGTATGGTTAGGTGAAAGATATACTATAGTTCTTAAAGCACGTCAGATCGGATTCTCTACACTGGCTGCAGCATACGCCTTCTGGATTACCTTCTTCTGGCCAGACAGATTTGTGGTCATGCTTTCAAAGACTGAACGTGAAGCTGCAAAACTTTTATCTAAAGCTAAATATATCTACAAGTTCTTGCCAGACTTCATAAGATTATCTGGTCCAGAGATGCTGCAAAATAACGTTCTTAAGATGTCATTCGGTAACGATTCCGTAATTGAATCAATGCCATCTGCTAATGAACCTGCTCGTGGTGAATCTGTATACCTAGCCATCATTGACGAAATGGCATTCTTACCTAACCCTGAAGAAGCCTGGGCATCTATTGAGCCTATTGCTGACGTAGGTGGTCGAGTAATCTGTCTGTCTACTGCCAAGGGTGAAGGTAATATATTCTTTAATTTGTGGCATGGTTCCCAAACTGGGACTAATCGTTTCCGCGGGATCTTCTTTCCATGGTCAGCATCAGACCGTGACCAAGCCTGGTATGACGCGCAAGCTGCAGAACTACCACCATGGCAGTTGCACCAAGAGTACCCATCAAATCCTGAAGAAGCCTTTATTCGTTCGGGTCGTCCAGTATTTGATATTGATGCTTTAATGAAGTTTATAACTGAAGCTCCTAAAAAAGGTTTTAATAAAAAGCTTTCAGATATTAGGAACTCTTATATGTTTGAATCCTCTGGAGGACCTTTATCTATATGGCAATTGCCGCAAGCAAGAGCTAGATATGTTATTGGTGCTGACGTTGCTGAAGGTCTAGCTAGAGGTGACTATTCTTCTGCTCATGTTATTGACGCTAAGTCTGGACAGGTTGTTGCCCATTGGCATGGACACGTAGACCCAGACAAATTTGGCGAAGAAATATTATATGCATTAGGCTTCTTTTATAATGAAGCTTTAATAGGTGTTGAGTCTAATAACCACGGTTTAACAACTTTAACATCTTTAAATAAAGCTAATTATATTAATCTTTATAGACAGCGTCAATTAAATACACGCCACGCAGAAGCAAGCGAAAAGCTGGGTTGGCGCACAACAACCTTATCAAAGCCTTTAGCCATAGACGAACTCAATGCTAACCTAAGAGACGGTGCTTTAGATCTTAAGTGTGAGTTTACTATTGCTGAACTTAAGACCTTTGTCCGCGATGACAATGGAGCTACACATGGCTCCCCACACGACGACCGTGTGATGTCTTTAGCCATTGCTAACCAGATGCTTAAGTATGTTTGGCTGCCGGAGTATACCCCCAAAACCGATCCCGCATTTGGAACGTTAGCTTATTTTACAAAGACCATTACTAAGAAAGAAAAGACTCGTGAACGTCACTGGATTGGTGAGTTTAATAGTTACTAGACATGTAAAAAGTTTTATAGTATAATAGGAGATATATGAAGTGTTCAACCTGTGAAAGACCGATTGACTCAGAAAATGACCTGAAGAGGCAGCTTTGCTTCAAGTGTCACGTTAAGGGTGTGCGATTAGGCTTTACTTATGGGCAAGAAGCTTTTCATGGACCAACTGAAAGAGAACAGCAAAGAGCTATGGAAGATTCCCCAAGATTTAAAGCCGGCGAAATTGAAAAGATTCCAGCAAGAAAAGAACTAATTTAATGGAATGGTTAGTCCCTATTGTCGTTGCTCTTATTGGTGGACCATTAGTTATTATAATACAAAATTTAAGAAAAGAAAACTCAGCAGACCATGCCGTAGTAAGAGGTTTGTTGGAAAGTGTTGTTACTCAAATAGATAAAGTTGATGACAAATTAGATAATCATATTTCCTGGCATATGGCAAAGACAAGAAGAAAG